GGGACACCTCCTCTCATTTTGACGGGTCGGTGTTACCGACGAGCGCGAGCCTGGCGGTTGACCTCAGCCTGGACCTGCTTGGGGTCGTAGCCCGCCTCCTTGAGATCCTTGGACCGGCTGGGGTCGTTCCCCCACTTACCGGCGAGCACCTCGGCGGCCAGAGTCTTGACGGACTTCCGACCCTGCGCAGGGTTCATCAGCTCTTCGACTCGGTCCTGAACCTTGGTGGCGCTGTAGCCCGCTGCGATGAGCTTTCGGACTCGTTCGGGGCCGTTGCCGTACTTCCCCTTGATGACGTCCTTGGCGACTTCGTCGATGGACTTCTTGGAGGGGGAGGAGGAGCCCGAGGAGGAGGGGGAGGAGTTGCCCGGCTTCTGGTAAGAGCCGGCGAAGAAGAGAACGTGGACATGATCCATGTGGTTCTCAGTCACGCTTCCACGGTCAGCCATCTTCCGGACGACACCGGGCTGTGTGACGGTCGAAGTGATCTTCTGCTGCCAGATCACATGCTGGACCCGGAGACGCTTGCGGTTGGTCCACAGGTAGTTCCGGATGAAGTCGCCGTCTGCCTTGTTGCGGACCATGAAGTCCAGGGCTCGACCACTGTGATGCTCGGTGTTGCTCGCGTTGCCGTCGTACCCCCACATGTACCAGGGGGCATGCTTGGCTGCGGCAGCCTTGTCGAACACCTCCCGGGATATGGACTTGGTGGCAGCAGCCACCTTCCCGAGCTTGGCACTGACATCGGTGTATGAGGTTGTCATCAGGCGTCCTCGTCCTTCTCATCGGCGTCGAAGTCTGCGGCGGACTCTTCGGCGAGAGAGACGTCGGCCTGCTCCTCCTCCGAAATCTTTCCCAGAGGCGGGCAGGGTCCGGTACCCTCGGTCTCGTCGACGTCGTTCTTCTTCTCAGTCATGATCTCTCCTTACCAGAGTTTTGTATCGCCAGCTCTTCGTTCGACCGGGGGTCTGGGAAGCAGACTCTCGTCGCCGTAGTGAATGGCGTTGTGTGTTCGGTGAGCAACGGTGATCAAGTTGTTCGGATCGAAGAGACAGTCTTCTCCGGCTTCGATCTGTTCGGCAGTGATTGGGTTCAAGTGATGGATATAGAGACCCTTGTGGATCTCGTAGCCTTCGATGCCCAGATCACACGCATTGTCCCGAACGATGATCTCGGTTCTAGCTTGGCGCCACTCACGGGACGTGTAGAAATCCTGATTGATCCAGCGATTGAACCCGAAGGTAGCTTGACCGACCTGCCCTCTGAGAGCTAGGTAGCGGTAACGCTCTTCGAAAGTTTCGAGTCGCCTTAGTTCGGAATACGTTCTACTCGTCATCGGTTTCCTCGGCCGACTGACCTTGGTAACCACGGAACGCGTCCATCGCTTTGATGTACATCTCTTCAAGTCGCTGAGTCGATCCCATCGCTTCGATCTTGGCTACCTGAAGTTTGACCTCGCCGCGAAGTCGTTCCTGTTCGAGCTGTTCACGAGTAGAACCAAGCTTCAGATAGTGCGTAAGCACCTGTGCTGAGGCTGTACCATCAAGCATCTGTTGCTCGGCTACTCGTTCAGCCAGAGAGATCAACTGGCTTTCCCGAGCCTCTGGAGTTGTGGCGGTTCTACGCCGACTTGTCTCGGGAAGAGGCTTAGGTTGTCGGCGAGCAGGCACAGTTTCAACTCCCTTCCATCGGGGGCATGTCAAGAAAACTAGGGTTCATCAGGACCTTCCTTGCTCAGCCTATTGGCTTTGCCCGGCGCCATAGGTACAAGGAAGGCCCAGATCAACCCTCGGGGTGATCCCCGGAGGTAAAAACTTTCTCAAAAAGTCCCGCCGGGGGAAAATATAGGAGGCGGGCGATGCAGAGGGGGGTCTAATTTTGCGACCCCCTCCCCCCGTCTCTTGATTGGGAGGCAAAAAGGGAGAACCCTTGTATCGCAGAGTGGAACGAGGTCAGTTCGGGGGTTCACAGTATACTTCGCCAGGTAGGACGGTACCGTGAAACACTGACCTCGTTCCGGTCTCTGCGTAGGTCTGGACTACTAAGAAGCTGCTACTTCTGTAGTAGGCGCCATGACCTTTGTTCGGTTGCCTGAAACGTTCTCTTCGAGAATCTCGTTGATCGCATCAGTGATCGCGGCGACTTCGAGTTGGAACGATAGAGCATCCGAGGATCGAGTACGACGGGCGATGAGGGATAGGGTGTTATACCCAGCACGGGTGTCCCATGCATACCACTCGTTGAACTCGGTGTAGTAGTTGTATGGATTGTCTTCGGTCGTGACCATGTACTCAGCGCTCACTCTTCATCACCAGCCAGGCCAGCCTGAAGAGTGGAGACCGAGATCCCAAGGTGGGAGGCTACTTCAGCAAGGGTGTAGTTCTTGCTTGCAATCATAGCCATGGCACGAGCCCGAGTAGCGTCGTTCATCGCGGGCCTGTCCTTGGGTGTGGCCAGTTCCTTGATGCGATCGGTGTCGGTGTTGTCGAGGATTGCTTCGAGCTTGCTCTTGGTGATAGCGCCAGCCTGGATGGCTTCCCACTGACGAGGAGTGATCTCGATCTGCTGCTTCTTGGCACCGATGCGATCGCGTGCATCCTGAAGTGACTTGCTCTTGAGCTTCTTGATCTCTGCCGCATCCATGTCCGGATTGGCTTCCTTCTTCTGACGGAAGACAGCATTACCAAGGACCTGGGCTTGGCGCTCAAGTGGGGCATTGCGGAGAGCGATGTTCAGGGCTGCGTTGAGATCCTTGACGTCCTCTTCGTAGGCCCTAGCCGCTGAAGGGGAGTACTCAAGATCCTTGATCCCGAGGAACTCACGCCTTGACTGGTTTGCCAAAGCCTTGAGTTTGTTCGAGTGCTCTGCGTAGATCTTCTCCATAGGCGTACCTACACCATCGATGAGACTGAAAGCATCGTCGGTTTCAGCAAGCTTGGTGGACTTGATCTTCTTCGGGTTGCCGTTGAAGAACTCGGCACCAGTCTCTACGTAGACCAGCTTCCCAGTCTTAGGATCGATGAAGCCACCTTCCTTGGCGGATCGAGGCTTCCTGTCCATGACACGGGTATCCGACGTAGCCCTAGAGATCAGAGTCGCAGCACCCTTGTTCGCACCACCCTGATATTTCTTCTTCAGACTGGCGATACCGTTCTCGATGGCCGATTGCTTGTAGTTGAGACTGTGCTTCTCGGCATCGATCACAGTCATGGAGTGCTTGACTGCGCGGGCGATCTCATCGAATGGTGCACCCTTAGTGGTCATGTCCGTGATGAGATTGGACACGTCACCCATCTCACGACCCTTGACCTTGCCGGTCGGCTTCTCTCCTTCTGCGAACACAACCCTTCGGTTAGCCGCATCCCATGTACCGCCGTCCATGGTACGCATACCATCGTAGGCGGGATAGGCAGTCTTGGGGTCGAAGCCCTCAAGCTGCTTCAGGGCAGGGTGGGTCTGGATCAGACCATCTCTGTTGGGGATGACAAGGACGGTATCACCGTCGAAGTCAGCTCCAGACAAACGCTCGGCCACACGGCTGTTGATGCCGATGGCATCGATAGCATTGGGGCCGATCAACTCGCGTGCGTCCTGATGACGGTTGTTCACAGTGAGTTCAGGAATCTCGAAGATCCCACCATGAGGGAAACGAATCAGGACTACCCGTTCGCCATTCTTGTAAGTCGGGGCGTACACCTCTTTGTCGCCCAGTGTACTGACAGGCAGAATCACCTTGTTCGCCTGTCCCGGCATGTGGGCAGCCTTGAGGTGGACAGCGGAAGCGTCTGCTGATTCGGCGAACTTAGCCAGCAAATGCTTCCTGACCGTAGGGTTGGTGAGACTCATGATGCGGTCGAACTCCGCCTTCTTACCCTCATAGGCCAAGTCCAGTTGATCCCTGGCGAGGGAAGGCTTTTGTTTCGACAGCATCTGAGACGAGAGGGTCTTGGACCAGTCGTTCCACTTACCCTCTTGGTTCACGATGTTCATTACCGAAACGACCCTAGTTTTTCCATCAGGGCCGACTTCTTGGATTTGATCGTTGATGTTGGCGCCGAACGGGTCGTCTGGATCGTCCTTCATCTTCTTCATCGCATCGAGCTTGTTACCAGTGCTCGACTTGTTGGTGTTGAAAACGAGGTCTACACCCGGAGGCAGGTTGTTGTTGTACATGGCCATGCCCTTGAGGTAGTGGGTGCCATTTACGGCAACCCGTACCTGAGCATAGTTGGCCTTGCCGAGCGTAACGTCCTTGACTCCCGGACGAATGTAGATCACACCATCCGCTTCGGTTCCGCCTTGTTCGGCATAGCGAACACCGACACGCTTGGAGCTGATCGAGATGGGAGGGAGAACTCTCTTGAAGCTTCTCCCGCCGTCCTCGGAGCGGAGGATGCTAGCAGGCGTGATCTTGTCCCGGTTGTCCCACACCTCTTTGTACGAGGTATCGGCCTTGGACAGAACCTTCAGTGTAGTCGTCTTGCCCGTACCGAGCTGCTCCACTGGCACGTAGTGCAGCTTGTAACCCTCGTCTTCGAGGATTCGACGGGCGGCCTTGAGCTTCTCCGAGCTGACGCCCATGTGTAGCTCGACGCCCTTGCCAACATCGATGTACCCGTGCTTTTCGACCTGGCCACGGAGCATCTCGGCAGTTGACTTGAGGATCTGAGTTTTCGTGAGTGCGTCTTCTTTGAGGAGATTCCGCACCTGGGATTCGCCGATGGGCGATTTCCTGCCACGACTCATGATCTTGGCGATGGCGACGTTCGAGTTGCCAGCTTCCCGAAGCCTACGAGCCTGTGAGATATCAGCAGCCTTCGCAGCGTTCCTGGCGATGGTAACTGTGTCTCGGAGCTGCGACGTCGTGAACGGATACTCCTCCGTTGAGAAGCCGTCAGCGATCTGCTTATCGGTCAGACCTTGAGCTCTCAGGTCTTTAACCAGGCCAAGAAACGAGCTAGCTCGCTCATGCGGTGTCTCACCGGACCCCCATGGATAGCGTCCCGATTTACGGAGAATCCCGTAATGCTGGATGACTGGATCATCATCTTTGATAGTGGTCAACTCAGGCCCCCAGTGCGTACTCTTCGATGATTTCGTCAGACCACTTGATGCGGTCGTAGACGTACGCGAGATACGATCGGTCTATCGGTTCGGCGTGTACGTTCTCGCCCTGATAGATCCGAAGTTCTCCGTCCATCCGGAACGGCTTGTAGCCGTACTCTCGACAGAAGATACCAGCATAGACGTACAACTGGTCCATGGATGCCTTGGAGACACCCGTCTTCAGATCGTGGATACGTAGGAAGCCGTCGAATTGTTCATCGTCGGTGTACTCCTCGAACCCGATGGCGTCTGCTGTTCCATAGCAGTTCACCGAATAGAACAACATCCGCTCGGGCGACATGCCGTACTCGATGGCGTCGTTCACGTAGAGATCGAGAACGGGCCAGACCGGGTGAGGCAGGAGCCTGATTTGACGCGCGATGTTTCGAGCAGCCGTCTCATGGATCTCCGTACCCAATGCTGCTGCCTGAGCCGTCGACAGACGGTCTATCAGACGCTCCCGGTCATAGCGGAGCCAAGCAGGATTGGAGGGGCTGAGAATGGCGTGTGTGCCCTCTACTCTCGGATGAGAGTTAAACCCCACAAAGCGCTCGTTGTAGAGCACAGAGCACTTCCTCTTCGTTCGAAGGGTAGATGAAGTCAGCGAACGACATCGAATTCAGAAGCTCTACGTAGTAGGGCTGATTGACCTGAACCCTAGCGGTCTCGCTGGCCTTGACTTCAAGAAAGGCATACCGTGATCCGTAGAAGATCACGAGATCGGGTATGCCTTGCAGATAGCTCGGATCGTTCTTGAGGATGACGCAGCCAGGAAACATCAGGCGGAGCTTCCTGATTAGCTCCGACTGAAACTTGCTTTCCGACATGCGTCACCCCCAAGTGAAAAAAACGAGACGTATTCTATCCCTTCTATCATATCCCGTGTTTTTCATACTCTTTGGTATCTGCGCGTCACTTGAACAAGCAGAAGTGTTGCAGGATGATCGGGACCATCGCACCGCTCACTATCGAGAATGCTATGTCCCGGTCGAGAGCGCCCAGAGTGAGCGCCGCTTGCCACGATGTGTCGAAGACTTCCCCAGTCTCGACGTTCTGAACTTTTCGGGTGAAGCATGGTGCGGACTGCTGGAACTGCTGATAGTACTTCCTTGCGAACCACCGAGGACGCCAGAGGAGATTGTCGGCTCGGTTGTTGTGTCGATCTCCATCGAGATTGATCGGAGTATCGAACGTGAAGCTGGGGCGGATGAGATACGCCTCAGCGACTATGATGTGGAGAGCTTTCTTGTACTGCACTTTGTTCTTGGTCAAACCGACGTGGACGATCCCATGCTGATTCACTTGAGGAATCAACAACCTTTCGGTCTCGTCGTTGCGCACTGAACCTGCGGTGCTCACAGAGTAATCCGGGAACATCGCGACCTTCCGCCACTCTTCGTGCATATGGGACCCCACCCGATGATCATTCTTGTAGTTCAGAGTGCCTCTGCCAGATTTCCAGTTTTGAGGGCCAAAACTTTTTATAATGCGTTACTAGGTATCTATAGATACCAAGCAAAGCTTTACTGGGTAGTGTTGACCCCCAAAACTGGTTATCTGGCAGATGGGGAGTCCGAAATGCCCGAAAGCTTGCAAATCTCGAACTCCCCACGAGGAAGGCCACTCGCCTGACCTTGGCTTTTCCCCACGGATGGATCGGCTCCAAACGCGGAAATCACTGCCACTTTTGTTGCCAGATTTGAAGCCTCTGCCAGAAAAGTGGCAGAGGAGACCCTAAAACTGCTACGCGACTAGCCCGAACGGCCCAATTTTCTTGTTGAACTTGAGTTCGTTGAAGCTGTGTTTCGTCGCCAGAGTCTTCTGGACGGCCTTGTCGATCGACGCTTCTGACAGTAGAACATAGTAGTGCAACAGTGTAAAAGGCGTATTGAGACGGTCAATTCGACCATGCGCCTGATGCCACTGCTTATACGAGTACGTCAGCGAATAGAAGAGCATCGCGTCAGTGGTTGTACAGTTCCACCCCTCGGCCCCGGCGGTGTACTGGACGAGATAGACCCAACTCTCACCCTCCGGAACCTCTTCATGCTTGTGCCCGTTCCACTCCGCCACAGTCGTCTCCCCAGACAACTTGCGAAGTATTTCCAACTCGTAGTCGAAGTTGTAGAAGACGATCAACCGAGGATGACGTTTCATATGGAGACGGACAGCTTCAAGGCGCGACGGGTCCGAATACACGACCTTCCGCATGAGATAGAAGAACTCCGCAAGACTGCGGATAGGTCTCTCCTCATACGGGTTCCATCGGTCCTTGGTAATCTTGCTGAGCAACTCCTGATCGAACCGCACAGACACCTCATTGGAGAGGCGTGTGGTATGTCGTACGTACGGCATTTCGATCAAGAGACCATCGCGCAGCCGAAGCAGTTTGTTTACGCCGTGATACCTCTTGACTTTCGGGAACTTGGCATAGCTGTCGTACTCGACGTGTTCGCGCTTGAAATGGGTGATATTCTTGAAGTACCCGTTGGCGATGAATATCGGCGCGTAGTCCAACCATGTGTCCCCCGGTGTAGCGCTGAGCAAGATCCAGGTGTTGTTGTTCTGAGGCTTCGCTATGAACAGGAAAGCCTTGACCCAGGCCCCACTCCCGACGAGTCTCTGCTCGTCGAAGATGAAGAAAGCACCACGGACGTTCATGTACTTGGCGATGTTGTTCCAGGAATCCACGGCCAGCAGCTTTGCACCACCCAGCGCTGGATTGCGATGGTGACTGCTGATGTTGACCTTGATGAATTCCTTCTCCCAGTCTCGGGAGTCACGTTTCTTCGCCGTGGTGATGACGATCACATCTCGTGGTGCTTCCTTCTCCACATAGTAAGTCGCTGCGGTGATCGACTTACCAGTCCCTACCCCACCCCAGAGAATCTTTCCACTGGAGAGCGCTTCGACAGCAGTTCTCTGGTGCGGGCGTAGACTAAACGACACGGGTTACTCCTCATCGGCGTCAGCATCCTCGATCAACCACAGCGGCCGAGGACCGGCATACTGCGGGCGGGGTGTTACGTCGGTGGAAGCAGCGTTCACGGTCTCGTCAGTCTGCTCCGGTGTGTACTGCGCGAAGGCCTTGAGCATGTCGTCGTAGGACTGGGGCTCTACCGGCTCCGGGTTGATCTCGATAGTGCTCTGATCGATCGTCATGGCCCTGTAGAGAGCCAGTTGGTTACCCGCCAACTCCTCGGGTATCGGGTCCGTCTTGGGCTCCCACGAGGACAACTTGGTGAGCATGACCCCAGTGTTCTCGTAACCCGCTATGGTGAGCGTGAAGGTCCCGTCGATCTCCTCGACAGACTCCATCACGACGTCTACTGCGTTGGGGTGCTTCCGCCCGAATTCCTTCTTACGGGCCTCCACGAAGGCCGACACGCTCTCGTAACGCCCTTCCACATCGAGCGGGTGGAAGTTGACCGTGAGTCTGGCGTTACGTCCCTTGATGGGCTGGGAGAACCGAGGAAGAGCCTTGGCGATCCAGGCACCTGGAGTGATGTTGTAGCACTTGTCGTCGGGGCGGAGTCTCACCGTTGCCCCACCCGAGACGAGACGGTCGTACCCACGTTCACGGGCGAGTTGGTCGAAGATCGGAGTGTTGCTGATGTGTACAACGTTGTCGTTCATGGTTCGAGTTCCTTTGTGTTCTGGTGGTGCGAAAATAATCTGACGAGTAGGGCAGAAGCAAGAGTCCGAAGACCCCTGCCCCTGCCCTCACTCACCCATACCCCAACCCCGTAGGGTCAGATGTATCGAAATTCTACGGGTTCGTCCATGTCATCGATCGCTTCTTCCTGACAGAAGTAGGAATCGACAACGCCCCAACCATCTGTGGTTGAAGCCTCTACCGGTTCGCTGTGAAGACGGCCACCACAGTTAGGACACTCTACGGGGCCATTACAACAACACCCAGGGCAGTCACCCTCTTTGGTATGTTCTCGGCCCCATTCGAGGTCCCACCCATCATGTCGCTTCCACTGGAAACTATTCGAGGTTCCGTTCATCAGGTGATCAGCGAAAGGACGTAGTCGATCTTGCGCTGTTCGGTGAAGCCGTCCCACAACCGGTTGAACTCCTCCGGCGTGAAGGTTTCCGGCCGCTCGTAGTGAGCCCAGATGGTGCCGTTCGGGTCCCACTCGTCGAAGATCCCACGGATTCCCGCGAAACCCTGCCATCCAGGAGGTGTTGTGAGCTGTTCGTCCACCCACTCGTCGAACAGACGTGCTGTTTCGACATGCATCGCTTCCTGGAACCGAGCGAAAGCATCACCCATGTCCGTCTGAACTTCCACAGTATGACGAAGCTTCTCGACCATGCGTTCCAAGGCCGTGCCGAACTCCTCACTCATCCTGCTCTTCCCCTCCAGTGATTCTCAGGATCTCCTCGATGAACCAGTCCGGATTCATCGTCAACGACTGGTAGCCGTCGCGATACTGGTTCTGGAGAAGCTCTCGAATCTTCTCTCTGGGGTCTACACGCTTGTGATAGACCATCTTTATCGAGTCGTGACGGTAGTGCCTGAACTGGCCGCCAGCGAATACGACCCAGTCGCCAGCGAACACCTTGGTCTGCTTGAGACGACTACCCCTAGCCGTGTCAACCAGCACGTACCATCGCGAGTTGTGCGACATGGTCCGGGTGAGTTCCCCGTGGGTCCATTCCGCGACCCGTTCCATGTTGTACTCGGTCACCTTCACTGCTTCGACATCGAACGCGTTGCGCGTCCAGATCTCGATGTCCAACCCTTCCATTCCCCACCCCTACCTGCCGTTGAAGAAGTCGTTCAAGACCCAACCACCGACGATGAAACCGAGTATCTGGAAAAGAGTGATCCAGAACTCCATGCCCCCACGCCCTTCAGTGTTCGTCGAGAAGAAGCTTGGCGATCTTGTCTGCCATTTCCTCAGCGAACATTTCGATGTCAATCTTCTGACCGAGAAGCGTCGCCGATTCCTGCCTCAGCATGATTCCCTGGATGATACTCTTCACCTGCTGGGTGTTCCGCCAGTTCAGGTAGTCCTTCTTGGACATCCAGTCGTGATCGGCTCCGATGAAGACGTCGTCCGCGTCCTTCGAGTCATTCCCCTTGAGCCATTCCGTGGTCTCCAGTGGAGTACCCTCGAAGATGACGTTCCTGTCGTACGAGTACACCTTGTCTTTGGGTTTCATGACTACTCCCCCTCTTCCCGAATACGCCTGATGAGTTGTACTGCCGTCCGGCTGACAAGCTCTTCCCAGCGGTCTGGGTTACGCTGGTAC